CGATTACATAAGAATTAACAGAGTATTGTACTATTATCTACAGAATAATAAAGAGTTTCCTCGATTGATAGGCAATTTTCAGAATTTCCTATTAGATAGTGGTGCTTTCACATTTATGTCGGGAGCAGGTGTAGTTGATTTCGATAAATACGTAGAAGGATATGCCGCATTCATTAAGAAATGGAACGTAAAGAACTTCTTTGAGCTTGATATTGATTCAGTTGTTGGTATCAGAGAGGTTGAAAGACTTCGTGAAAAGCTTGAAAGATTAAGTGGACGTAAGCCTATCCCCGTTTGGCATAAGTCACGAGGAAAAGAGTATTTTGTTGAAATGTGCAAGAATTACCCTTATGTCGCTATCGGTGGTATCGTAACCAAAGAAATACCTATCAATAAATATGAGAAGTTATTTCCTTGGTTCGTAAAGACAGCACATAAATATGGCTGCAAGATACATGCCCTTGGATATACAAATATCAGAGGATTGCATACGTATCACTTTGATTCCGTGGATTCTACAGCTTGGCTTTATGGTAATATGAGCGGTTCTATATATAAGTTCAATGCCAAGAACGGAACTATGGATAAAACCAAAGCACCTGAGGGCAAGAAACTTCGCTCAAAGTTGGTTGCTGCACATAATTTCGGCGAGTGGGTACGCTTTATGAAGTACGCCCGTGCAAGATTATAAAAGATAAATATTTAAATTTTAATTAGTTATGAAAGATTCATTGATTATTGTATCAGGAGGTATGGACTCGGTAACTCTCCTGCATGAGAAGAAAGAGAACATTGCTCTTGCTATTTCTTTTGATTATGGCTCTAACCACAATCAGAAGGAGATTCCTTTTGCTAAGTTGCATTGTGAGCGACTTGGTATCAAGCATATTGTCATTCCACTCAACTTTATTCACGACTACTTCAAATCCTCTCTCCTCGAAGGTGCAGAAGCTATTCCCGAAGGCAACTACGATGATGAGAACATGAAATCAACCGTAGTTCCTTTCCGCAACGGCATTATGCTCTCTATCGCTTGCGGTATCGCAGAAAGTAACGGATTGAAGAAGGTGCTTATTGCTAACCATTTCGGCGACCACGCTATCTATCCAGACTGCCGCAAGGGCTTTATTGATGCCATGTCAGAGGCAATGAAGAATGGTACTTACGAGGGTATCAGCATTGATGCTCCTTACACCAACATTACGAAGACAGATGTTGCTCGCCACGGCAAGAAGCTTGGCATCAACTACGCTGAAACTTGGAGCTGCTATAAAGGCGGTGAGAAGCATTGTGGTAAGTGTGGAACTTGTATGGAACGCAAGGAAGCTCTCCGTGATGCTGGTATCTCTGACCCAACTGAATACGAGGATGAGTAAGGCAAGCGGTAATACAAGGTTACTTACACCAAAGCAAAGACAGATAGATAAGGCTCGGAACGAATATAATCAAATCGTTTCGAGTTCCTTGGTTGATGCTTCTTTATCATTTTTCTCAGAACAGACGGGTGCTCACGCTATCTTTATGAAAGGACATAATCATACTGATAAAATCGCTGATGCCGAAGCAGAATTGGAAGTGGCGAGAGCTATCGCAGATAATGGTATAAATGTTACACTTACTCCTGAAGGCGATAAATATACGATGTATGCAACCAATGTAAAGATAAACAAGGATGGTTCTAAAAAGTATAAATTCGCAGAAGGTTTAATGGCGACATATACCTACGAGCAGAAAACGCCTACTGAGATTAATTCTTCTGCAGAAAGTTCGGTTCGTCTTGCTATTAATCATGCAAATGATAAGCACGCACAGATAGCATTGATATATGATAAGCATTCACTCTTTCATACCAAAGATATTGAGAACGGAATGAAACTTTATCAATCAAGGCATAAAGCATGGAAGACTAAAGGTGTAAAAGCTGTTGTAGTAATTAGCAGTAAAAAGATACTATACGAACATCATTTCGATGAGTAAAAAGCAAGGAGCATAAGGCGATGCCACCATACTGTGCTCCTAAGACAAAAGTCGGGCTGCTGACATCTTCGCTACCGACTACCCTTTATTAGGTCGCAAAATTAAGAATAAAAATTGAAATAACAAAATAAAAGGAAGAAAAATTATGTATTACGTTTCAAAAAGAATGGAGATTGCCGCTTGTCATAAGCTGAATCTCTCTTATGAAAGCAAGTGTGCCAACCTTCATGGGCATAATTGGATTATTACTGTCTACTGCAAGGTTAAAATGTTGAACAAGGATGGTATGGTGATGGACTTCAAGCATATTAAGCAGAAGATTCACGGCTACCTCGACCACGGCAACCTCAACGAGCTTTTGCCTTTTAACCCTACTGCTGAGAATATCGCCAAATGGATTGTTGCTCAGTTCCCAGAGTGCTACAAGGCAAAGGTACAGGAGAGTGAAGGCAATATCGCCGTTTATTGTGACGATGATAAGATTGACGGAAAGGAGGCTCTCTAATGGCTAAGTATAAGGTAAACGAAATCTTCTACTCTATCCAAGGTGAGGGAAGACATGCAGGTAGAGCGGCTATCTTCGTCCGTTTCTCGGGTTGTAATTTAAAGTGTCCTTTCTGTGATACTGATTTTAAGAAGTATGAGGAAATGGGGGCTATTGATATTCTGAATAAGATTCAGTTGCTCTCACCTGATTGCAAGTTCGTTGTCTTTACGGGCGGTGAGCCTACATTGCAAGTGGATGAGGAGCTTACTACTCTTCTCCAAAATTGGGGCTACTATATTGCTGTGGAGACCAACGGAACGCATAAGATTCCAGGTGGTATCAACTGGGTTACTTGCTCTCCTAAGTGCTTATTCGTAAAGGGCGCAGAACCTATCATTAAGATTGCTACTGAGGTGAAGGTTGTCTTTGATGGTGAGCACGAGATTACCGATTGTGGTATTGATGCAGATTACTACTACGTTCAACCTTGTGATACGGGCGATGCAAAGAAGAATGCCGAGATTCTGAAACAGACTGTTGCTTTCGTAGAGGCTAACCCTAAGTGGCGACTTTCTTTACAGCAGCAGAAGATTCTCAACGTGAAATAAATCATTTCGCCTATGAGCAAGAATAAAAAGAAAACCCCGACAAAGTATCGTCCTATCTACTTTTATTGTGGTGGGAAACTTTGTTGGGATTCATCAGGTGACCGCAGCGAGGATGATGATTCCGTAGTGGATTTCTATCATTGTATGCGATGCGGTGCTTCTTATGAGGTATATGAGCCTAATGAGGAGGAGAAACAAGATTATAAAAAATATTGGAAAGATAAATAATATGGCTAAGATTACAAAAGAAACAGCAGAGAATCATATCAAAGAACTCTTGGAGTATATCGGTGAAAACCCAAATCGTGAGGGTTTGAAGGGCACACCCGACCGTATTATCAGAATGTGGAAAGAGATATTCAGAGGCTACGACCCATCACAGAAACCAAAGATTACCACCTTTGATAACAATGATGATGATATCGTCTATGATAACATGGTTATCGACCAAGGCGATTTCCACTCCAACTGCGAGCATCATTGTGTTTGGTTTTGGGGCAAGTATTGGTTCGCATATATTCCGAACCCAAAGGGAAAGATTCTCGGTATCTCTAAGATTGGTCGTGTAGTTGATTACTGCTCAGCTCGCTTACAGATACAGGAGCGATTGGTACACGACATCGTAGATATGCTGAAAGATGCTCTCGGTAGCGAATACCCACCACTTGGTATTGCTCTCGTGATGAAGGGTCATCATTCTTGCAAAGAGTTCAGAGGTGCAAAGAAGAAGGGCATTATGACCTCTTCTTACCTTGAAGGTGCTTTCAAAGACGACCCACAAGTGAGGGCTGAGTTTATGAACCTCGTAAATGGTGATAAGTATGAAGGTTAAGTCAGTCAAAACACAAATCTTGGAGGAAGTGGGTTTTCTGCTTCCTACCAAGAAACTTCTTTCCTCTAAAGAAAAGGTTGAAATCATGGAGCAGTTCTTGATGATGCCAGCGAGCCAGATAGTGACTTTGCAACAAGATGGACGTAAGTCATCTTTTGTACAGCAGATAGCAAAGCTGCTCTATAACAACAATCTTGGAGAGTATTTTAATGTACTGAAAATGTGCCGAGATATGGCAGCAGAGGAAGAAGAAAATAAAGGTGCTTTTCTTAAATAAAAGCTTTGTTGGGAATAAATTAGGAATAAAAGTTATTAATATGCCATTATCAAGAGATGAAAGCAAGCGTAAAAAACAGCTTGCAAACCTTGAAAAAGGTAAGTTTAAAAAAGGTGGAGTTGGCAACCCCAAGGGCAGACCGCCAAAGCCTAAGACGATGTCATTGTTCATCGAGGAAATGAAGGAGAAGGGCTACGAAGTGCCTTCCTCTCAGATTATCGCAGAGTCTTTTCTGTATATCGCAACGCTGCCCGAAGACGAATTGAAGGCGGTGTTGGCTGATAAGTCACGCCCGATGATGCAACGCATTATTGCCAAGGGAATACTTGACAAGAAAGGACTTGATGTGCTCGAAAGGGTTATTGATAGAGCCTACGGAAAGATTCAGCGCATTGACCTTACAAGCAAGGGCGAGCAGATTAAGCAAGACCCATTGCAAGTACACGTTGTTACCAATAATGAAGAGTATCAGAAGATTCTCGCTGAGATTCAGAAAGAGAAGGAAAAGAAGGACGCTGAGCCAGATAAAAATATAGGAGAATAAATATATGAAAATACAGAAGAAATGGGCTATGCCAAGTGGTGATACTTTCGGTATAAAGCCAATCAGAGAACTTTTTGATAAATATAATAAAGGTGGTGTTATTATTGACCCATTCGCAAAGGATTGCAAGCTCGGAACAATTCGCAATGACTTAAATCCGAACTGCGATACTCAGTATCACCTTGACGCATTAAAGTTCCTTCAAGGGCAGAAATCTAACTCTGCAGATATGGTATTATACGACCCACCTTATAGTGTTACACAAGCATCTTTGCTATATAAGGATTTTGGTAAAGAGAAATTGGAGGTAAATGTCTCTAATACCAAATATTGGTCTTTATGTAAGAAGGAGATTGCAAGAATATTAAAGAATGAAGGTATCTGTATTTCTTGTGGTTGGAATACACAAGGAATAGGAAAATGTAACGGAGCGGTATGTAAAGAGATTCTTATCGTAGCACATGGCGGTTCGCACAACGATACCTTAGTCACAGTTGATGAAATAAAGAAATAAGAGCAAATAAAGGATAACAGAGATATGCCGCACGTATATTTAGCAAAGAACTACATGAGGGTAAAGGCAGCGAAAGAAGCAGGGTTCACAACTTGCTCTCTTCAAGGAAGCTCACGCTCTGCGAAGACCTATTCTGTTGTGCAGTTCCTTTGTATGCTTTGCTTCAACTATGCTGGAACGACCGTTTCCATCATTCGTGCTGGTATGCCTTCCATTAAACGAACTGTCTATCGTGACTTCAAGGATATAATGCTTAACTTTGGTTGGTGGGATGATAAGTGCATGAATAAATCGGAGTTCGTTTATACTTTCCCTAACGGCTCTTGGATTGAGTTCTTCTCCACCGATAACGAGCAGAAGGTGCGTGGTTCTAAGCGTAAGATACTTTTCGTAAATGAGGCGAATGAGCTTTCTTTCATCGAATGGCAGCAGCTACAGATGCGTACCACGGAGTTCTCTATCCTTGATTATAACCCTTCCTTCTCAGAAGACCATTGGATAAATCAGGTAAACGAAGAAAAAAGCACTTATTGGTTTATCTCCACTTATAAGGATAATCCTTTCCTTGAGCCAAAGGTTATCGCTGAGATTGAGAGCCTTAAATGGAAGAATCCGAGCCTTTGGCGTATTTATGGTTTGGGATTGCGCTCTATGGTTGAGGGCTTGATTTTTAAGAATGTAGTCATTGATGATTATATTCCTATTCAAGCGCACAGACACCGATACAGAGGTATTGACTTCGGTTACTCCAATGACCCTACGGCGATTGTTGATGTGTATATCTACGGAAAGATTATCTATATAGATGAAATATGCTATCAGACAGAAATGCTTGCTTCTGATATTATTAGAGTATTGAAAGAGGATAAAAAAAATATTGAGGTAATATCAGAGAGTGCCGACCCTCGTCTGATTGATGAAATCTATAATGCTGGTATTGATATAAAACCTGTAAAGAAGTTCGCAGGTTCTATTCAAGCTGGTATTATGAAGATGCAAGAATACACAATTCATATAACAAAACGCTCTACAAATGTAAGAAGAGAATTTAATAATTATACCTACCGCCAAGATAAGGAAGGAAAGTGGCTTAATGAGCCTATAGATATGTATAATCACGCTATAGATGCATGCCGATATGTTGTCATGGAGAAGTTATTGGGCGATTATGGCAGCGGAATGCAAGCCGCCGATATTCTCGGTTTGATGGGTTAAAATAGAAATGCTTATGAAACGAATATATGATAAACAGCCAAGGGAGCATCATCGCAAACGCTCCCACTATAATAGCAGAGGAGTAGCCAAATTATCCTTTGATAATGAGAAGGCAGCCGCAAGATACATAAAGAAGAAGCGGCTGCTCGGCTACTCCGCATACCTTTGTTGTGAGTGCAATCATTGGCACATTGGAAGGAGTAAAACAAAATAAGGCAGAGAAGAAATCCTCTTCCCTGCCCAATTCCTATGATAGTTTTACATTCTTTACTAACCAATCACCGATGGTAAGATGCTCGGCTTCTGCTTTATGTTTCAATAAGAAAAGATAGTCTTTATCAATAGACGTATGAAGCATTGTTTTATTGAGCTTCTTACGCCCTGCGCCTATTCTTGCGCCTCCGCTTCCTTTCTTTCTCATTTTATGCTTTGACCGTGATAGCGAGGGCTAAGATTTTATTATTCAGGCAGATAGTTATAATTCTTTTCGATATAAGCTTCTAACTCATCTATCTGCTCTTGTGTTGGCTCACCCATATTATCCTCGGTCTCAGAATCATCAAAATACTCGTTCCAACCTGTGCCGTTCTCTGCGTTGTGGATGATATAATCTGCAATGCTGCTGTACCAACCATTCATAATGGCATCTTCGTTGTCGTGAACGATACTACCAATGTAATTGTCGATATTCTTCTTCATACTTTTGCCTTATCCGTGATGGCGAGGGCTGTATAGTTTTATTAATCAATTATTGTGATGAACTCAAATTCATCTTTAATCACATCATTCTTCCAATAAATAGCCTTAACCTCATTTAAGGTCTTATTCCAATCCTCAACAGAGAAAACAAACTCTATGATTTCGTTATTGTTCTCCATCTCATCACTGATGTACGAAATAGACCATTCATTGCTATCTACTTCATTGATGCAAAACGCTTTCTCGCTTGCCTTGCTCAACTGTTCAAGGTCACTTGAAATAGTGAACGTCAAACTTTTCTTTCTACCGATGATTGATAAACCATCTTTGCGTGTAATTTTGATTTTCATTGTTGTATCTCCTATTATTAATTATTTACACCGCAAAAATACTTATTTATTTTGAAATCACAAAAGCTTTTTCAAAATATCTTTTAGAATTTAAATATATTTAAGTAATCTCAGACTTGTTTATATACAGAACCTCATTTTTTTTAATAGCATCTATTAATTTATTAACTTTGCCTCAAAATAAACGTTTATTATATGAGAGCAATAGAACAGATAGTATCAATACAAGATGCGAACACAGTCCGCTCGGTATTGACCGCAAGGAAAAAAGGCTTTAAGACACCACTGAGTGCGCTTGAAGAACAATGGAATCCGTCAAAGCATAAAATCTTTGATGAGGATTTCCGTCCTAAGAAACGAATCAAAGTACCTACGGGTCAGTATGACCCTATCACGCAAAAACCGATTTACAAGGATAAGAAAGTTGAGCCAGTAAGAATCGCTATCCCTGCTCAGAAGTCAATCGTAAATCTTACTGTGGGTTTCTTGCTTATGAATGCCGTTACCTATAAAGCTACGGCACATGGTGTTGATATAAAGAAGATGAACGATAAGCAGCAGAAGCTATATGACGGCATCATGCATTGCTATCACGATAACAAGATGAAGTACTTCGATAAGCGACTTGCCCGTACCCTCTTCAAGGAATGTGAGTGCGCTGAGTTATGGTATATGCCAACAGACGCAGAAGGAAAGCTCCGAGGTGAAATCCGAGTTCAGTTGCTTTCACCTTCAAATGGTGATAAGCTCTACCCTCATTTCAACGACTTCCACATCATCGACGGCTTCGCCCGTGAATACTATGTATATGATGAGCTTGGAAAATCTGAGCTACATTTTGATGTATATACAGATAGATTGTGCTATCAGTACACTAATATTGATGGCGCAGGATGGAAGCTTATCTCTGCCCTACCCCATGGCTTCACCAAAGTGCCTGTTGTTTACTATAGACAAGACCAAGCTGAGTGGGAAGATGTTCAATGGGCTATAGAAAGAGTTGAGACATGTATCTCTAATTGGGGTGATACGAATGACTACTTTGGCACGCCTAAGTACTTTATTAAAGGTCGTTTGGAGGGCTTCGCTGAGAAGGGCGAGCAAGGCGCAGTCTTCCAAGGTGGCAGTGATGCAAGTATGAACGTCCTTTCTTGGGATAAATCACCTGAGAGTGTGAAGGGTGAAATTGCTTACCTCTTCAATATCATCTATTCATTTACCTCAACAGCCGATATCAGCTTTGAGAATATGAAAACCTTGGGCAGCAACACCTCGGGTGCGGCTATTCGTTTGATGTTCACTGCTCCTTATATGAAAGCAGATTTGAAGACAGAAATGTTCGGTGAAATGTTTACTCGCCGCTCGAATATCGTAGCTAACGGCATCTGTAATACGGGAGTTTACGTAAAGGGTATCGACCAGAGTGTTGCTGAGCAGATTGACTTTGAGCCAGTCTTCAAGCCATATCTGCCAAAGAATGATGTTGAAATGTTGCAACTTATCACTTCATCCAATGGTGGTGCAAAATCTACCTCTAATCGCCGTGCTATCGAGCTTAACCCTCTCAATGATGACCCTGATAAGGTTGAGGAAGAAATGAAGAGTGAACAGAAAGAAGCGTTGGCGCAGCAAGCAGCCCTTTCGGGACTTGGTAGTGCCGCAAGTGGAAGTCAGTCAGTTTCAAATGAAGAAGAGGAGGAATAAATATGGCAAAGAATAGTGGAAATACGAGAAAGAAGAACTCTGAGAATATAAAAGAAGCTCAGATTTCGTCAAATTTAAGAGCAACTTACGGTGATTCTTGGAATATTAATAATTTCATAAAAGCTTCTCCGTATTTTGATGAGGAAACTGTGTATGAAAATTTTAAAGAAAAATATGCACAACAAAATCCTGCCTATGGTCTCTCACAAGAAATGGATGATGTTGATAAAACGTTTAAAGACCTTGGGGAGGATAAAGAAATAGATATGACAAAAATTGATATTAGTACACCGCAAGAATTTCTCAATATATCAGATACTGCGAAGTATATGAATACTCAAAAATATAATGGAATAAAGGCGGTTAGCTATAATATGAATGGAAAAAATAAATTAATGATTGTAGATGGTAATCATCGTTTTGTTGCTGCTAAGCTTAATGGTGTAAAGAAAGTAAAAATGAGAGTTATAACAATATAAACTATGTCAAAGAAGCTCACATCAAAACAGCAGAAAGAACAACTGAATAATCTGTTCGCCGTTTACAACAAGCGGTTGGGCAGATTATACAGCGATTATGTCAAGAAGCTCACCTCTCTTGGCTATGGAGAAGATGTGCTCAAAGATGATGCGCTTTTTAACTTTGATAACTTTCCGCAGTTAAAGGCTCGTTTGAACGACATCTTTAATGATTACTATCAGAATAGCCTTCTTTGTTATAAGAGCGGCATCACCGATGGCGTTGCGTTGGCGTATAACCACGATGAAATGGTTATAGGCGGTTATTCCGTGCTTACTGATAAAGCTATAAGGGTCGCACGAGATACCGCCGCAGCCACGTTTATTTCAAATCGCTTGAAAACAAAGAACGGATTGAATCTCGCTCAGATTATTTGGAACTACTGCCAACAGACAAAGAGTGAGTTTGAAATGGCTATGAGTAATACCATTGCGGACGGAATCAAAAAAGGCTCATCAGCAGAGGAAGTAGGCAAGAGCATACGAAAGTATCTCAACGACCCAGATATGATGTATCGCCGTTATCATACCATCAAGGTTCAGAAGAACGGAAAGAAGAAAGATGTGGTGACTTGGCGCAGACGTAGAATCATTGACGGTAAGGTGCGCTTCGTTGAAGAGCCATTGGAGAAGGTAGGCATGGGTGTTTACCGCTCGGCGAGAAAGAATGCTCTCAGAGTAGCAAGAACGGAGATAAATTCCGCATATCATAAGGCAAGAAATGAGCGATGGCAGAACGAACCATTCGTTATCGGTCAGTATATTCACGTATCGCCACAGCACAATATTGATGATATATGCAATGACCTTCAAGGTCATTATCCGAAAGATTACGTATGGATTTCTTGGCATTCTCAATGTATCTGCACCTCAGACCCTATAACCATACAAGGCGAGGAGAAGAAGGAGTTTTATAAACGCTTGATGGCTGGCGAGGATATGAGCAACTACGTATCCCCTTTTGCCGTGCTCACTATGCCAGAAAAGTATAATCAATACATCAAGGATAACTCTGAAGCTATCGTGAAGGCAGGAATGAGGGGTAAATTGGCTTGGCACTTACAAGATAACACAAAGTATTGGGCACATCTTCTAAGCCCGTCAGACCGCAAGAAATTGGGGTTAAAGGCGGTTTCTTCTAAGGAGCTTATACTTGCGAAGGCAAAGGAACGCCACGCCCTTAGAACTAAGGAACAGATAGATAAAATACAGAGCCGATGGGATAAGCATAGACGTGACTATTACAATGGCTTGGTTCATAATCTGCTCGGCAGCAAATCTGTTACGGATATAAAGAGCCAAGACCTCTTTGAACGTTACTATGCTATCCGCTACGCAATCAAGGACAAAAAGAGTGCTTCTGAGATAGCGTCTTTGTATGATAGATTCAAACGAGGTTATCAGACTAAACTTGCATGGACTGACCGCAAGGTTGCAATGAATGTTATGAAGGTGGCTGCTAAGTACGGAGAAACCGATGTTTCTTCCGTTCTAAGCGCATTAAAGGCTGCTGACTATACATTAGCAAGGAAAGAAGCAAAAACGCTCGCAAACACCATTTCTGCTATCAAAAAAGATGAACTATCACTTTCCGCTCTCATCCCTGATGTCAATAAGTGGCATAAGCAGTTCACGTCAAAGGAATTGCACGGAGTATATGATGCCGTAGAAGCGAAGTTGGCTCAATGGCAAAGCTTGACGCTTGAACAGCAAGCGAAGAAACTACAATTTGAAGCTATTGATTTTCTTGGCGGCAATATGCACGGGGTTCAGCAGAAGTATGCTACATGGAAGGTATCGCAAGCGGCATATCTCAAAAAGCTTGATGAGGTAAAAACGGCGATTGATTGGGTAAATATCAATAAAGCTTATGCTGACGTAAAAGGTTATAAGACACAGAGCAAGATATATCATAAGCTTATCTATGACCTTGAACACGCTATGCTCGCAAAGGATAAGACCCTTGCTGAGCAGTTGCTTTATGAAGCTAAGCAAAAGAAAGAAACGCTTATTAATGCGAAAGCAAAACGAAATGCAAAGAATGTTGTATTTGATACAGACCAATTCTCTCAATCAAGGAAAGATGCCGCAGTATGGGATAAGGGTAATGGTGCAAAAGCTGATAAAACCCTCGTAGATACTGCATCCAAACAATGGATAGCAGCAACAGAAAAAGAAAAAGATTTCACATACGAATACACTCATCATTATTGCGATGTAAATGAACCATTACAAGGAAGAAAATATGATAATTACCAAACGAAGGAAAGGTTCATAGAGAAGGTTAATAATATAACAAGCTATATAGAAAAGAACGAACTTCCTACCGATATGTGGTTTACAAGAGGTGATGATGGAATGAAAGTTATTGAATCACGAATTAAGTTTGCTGGCGGTTCTATGCCAAATAACCTTCAAGACCTTGTTGGAATGGAAATGCAAGAAGGTGGTTTTATGTCAACTGGTAGCCGAAAAGGAAAAGGCTTCAACACTCGAAGTGTTATTATGAACATATATGCACCAAAAGGAACAAAGGCTGCTTACGTAGAACCTTTCTCTGCTTTCGGTTGTGGTGATAAAAGAAGTTGGGATGGAGTAAGCCGTTTCTCTATATATAGTTCCGAGCACGAAACACTCTTTCAGAGAGGAACACGAATGCGAATAACAAAGGTTTATGAAGAAGGTGGAAAGACCTACATAGACTGCGAGGTTATAGGGCAAGAAATAAGAGATTTATCTTATGTAAAGGATAGCAATATCGGATATTAAACAAAAAAGGTGTACCATTACGGCGCACCTTTTTTGTTATAGTTCGTTTGGAATTTTATCCTCTGGAAAATGGTCGTTTGGGATAAAGAGATATTCGTCTATCAGCTTATAGAAGCTATCTATCTCTTCCTTAATATTGTAGGCTGCTTTAGCCCAGGAAGTGAACATTATAATAAGCAATGTATGTGGAATCCCCTTATATTCCTTACCATTGATTTTCTTATAATATTCTTCCTCACCTTTAAACTTTCCTTCGCTATCAACATACACTCTTTCCATATCCCAAAACCAAGCCATATTTTCGTTGGTATTTGGGTTTCCACCACCTCTATAGTATCGGCAGTGCTTGATTAAATCTTCCTTATTCGCCATATCTATCAATAAATTTAGTTACTACATTCTTCATATCCAAAGGGAGATAGTTCAATGCTTTCTCCTTCATTTCTTGTGGAATACCAAAGAGTGGCTGAGCGATTGAACCAACGATTGCTCCCATCGTATCGCTATCACCGCCGTATGATACAGCATATCTGATTGCATCCTCGAAGCTACCACTATTAAGGACTATCATAAAGGCGAGTGGAACGCATTCTTGGCAAGTTTCTGCCCATTTCCTTCTTGGAATAAGATTCTTATTCCAATCAGAGCCATAATATTGTTTTGCTATTACCCTAATCAAATCTTTGTGTTTATATGCTTTTAAAGCATGTACACAATCTGCTACCGCAGTAGCACCAATCAATCCCTCAACATGGCTATGCGAAACCTTTGCGCTCATCATTGCCTGACGAATGATATCAGAATTTTCTTTGAATGCCCAACCCACAGGACTAACTCTCATAGCTGCTCCATTTCCAAAACTATCATAAGGCTGTGGATTCGAGCTACGAACCCATTTTGAGAAGCTTGCGCCATACCCACCCATTGGGTTTAGATACTTCTGACACCAGTATTGAAGCGATATACGATAATCTCCGACATTCGGCTTTTCATTACCGCCTTTTCGAAGAATAGCATCGGCTACGGCTATTGTACAGATGGTATCATCTGTAAAATTACAACCTTCGTCAAATAGTTTAAAGTTGTAATCAAATGTGTTATTAAACTCAAACTTTGAGCCTATAATATCACCTATAATTGCTCCTATCATAACTGTATCTCCTATTTTAATGTTAATTATTCGCAAATTTACGAAGAAATATGCAGATAACCAAATATTTTTTATTACTTTTGCATTAATTGTTGTATCGAGTGCGTATCTCCTATGTACTCACAACGTTAAACAAAACAATTATTTACACTTAGCATCGTCCTCATTCGTATCTCCGAGGGCGGTGCTTTTTATTTATAAGAACTCCTTTAAAGCAACGTGATAAACGTCATACATCAGGCGAGTTACGTATAATACCGCAACCTTATCAATAACGAAAGAAGGATAAGGATTACCCTCTTCGATGATTGTGTTCAACGATAATTTTGGGTACTTAGCTGAATACAGCTTCAATGCTTTCAGAAGCTCATTCAATCTTTCTTCCCCGAAAGCTTGCTTTATCTTCTCCTGATTTCTGAGAGCGAAACGAGTCATAAATTAATTACTTTCGATAATTGTGAATACGTTCTCTATCATATCGTTACCGAAAAGTGTAGCCATAACATAAGTTTCATTTTTGTTTGGTTTAACCTTATCTATTAGACATTCTTCCATTCTAAAGACTTTCTTTAGTAAGGTAGTTCTTGCTAACTTTATGCTTTCAAAGCCACCACCAAGTATTCCTTTTTCTCTATTCACCACTCTACGAGGAGCGTTCTTTACGTTTATCGCTGTTCTATATGTTACAAGATTTATCTGATACATAATCTATATTTATTTACTTTTCTACTTCATAAAGATATTGAATATCCCCACCGCCAAGAGTGAGGATAACCGAAGGCTCACCGAGCATTGGCTGCTTATGGAAGTCACACCAATACCAATGATTCCGTTTCAGCTTACCTTCTATTACATTCAGCTCCAAATCATTCTTTTCAGGAGCTTCAAGATAATCCTTGCCCTGTCGCATATCCAAGCGATGTAAGGCTAAAAGTATATCAAATGCTCTCATATCTTACTCGGCTTTATTAACGACAACAAGGCTTTCTAATCTAGCCAAGAATGTGTGGTAATCATCCTCGCAGAGAATCACTTGACCGCCCGTTTGTGTGGTCTTGCAATTAAGCTTTATAGATGTTTCTATACCGCCATTTCGTGAAGGTTCAACGTAAGCGATATTATCTATATTAACAAGGGTACAATACCCTTTATATTTTACCTCAATAAACTTTGTCATAATCTTAATTATTTATATCCGCATTTAATACCAGAGCAGCAGCCACCTAAATAGAAGTGGCAGAAGCCTAAGAAATAGTGCTTACAATGCTCATTTATCTTAATTTCTTCCTTTTTCATAATTGAATGAATGTAGCAGTTTATTCTTCTTAAAATCATATGAATAACCTTTTTCCTTCATCGTTTCTAACAAAAAGCCTCTTTCGCCATCATTCGCTTTTCTTAAACACCCCGTAGAGTATTTTACGTTTGTAGAAGCATTATTTGCTCCTACTCCAAGCTTATTGAATGCGAAAGAATACTTTGCGTAAGCTTCTATCCAATCATCATTGTATATTCTGTGTAGAATGAAGACGCAATACTCACCACGCCAATCATTATACAATACCAAGACATCGCCTTCTTTATACATAATCTCCTTTTAAAAATTGTTCGTATTCAAATATGATAGATAGGCATTACAACCTAATCTGCCAAACTTCGAGTTGTAGCAAGTGTTATACTTCTCACAGCTATAACACTTGCTTAGAAATTCTTGCTTACTCATATCTTTTAGATTTCAACGACTTCAATACCTTTCTTTGGGTTCCTGGTTGCTCTATCCAAGCTAATCTTGCCATTGAATACCCCCTTGACGAGAGCATAGAATGTGGTGCGTTTAATACCATTCTCTTCGATTGTAGGAACTTTGCCGTATCGCTCGCATTCAATACCCTTATCGGTGAGAATGGTATTGATTTCCATTACGCCGTAGTAGGATTCCTCGAAACGCTTCTGAATGATTTTGCCACATACCTTTACCTGATTGCCCTTCTGAACACAAAGCTCTGGCTTCAAGCTATCCTCATAGGCTTTCACAAGGAAGAAAGCATATACATCTTGCGCTTGGAAGCAATAGAAGTTCTTTGCTACCGCAAGCATATCCTCTTCAAATTCGGTCTTAGGCTGAATCTTTGCACCGAACTCGCAAACTGCCTTCACGTAAGCTTCATCAACCTTGAACTTTTTGCTATTCAAAATAGTGTCGATGCCATCCAAAGTAGCTGAGCGATAACGGACGTGTTCAACTTTTGTTCCCTTCTTATATACGGGACAAATATCATACTGAGCTTTCGCTGCCATAATAAGGTCGGATTTAAGGATAGCATTCTTATAGCTTGAATCCTTTCTACCGCCCCATTTCTCAATATCACCAAACTCATCATCTGTAGCATAGCTAATTCTGTAATCATAGAGTTCATAGAGCTTTTTGGTAAAGTCGGATATGTAGTACATATCATTAATACCAAACTTCTTGATACATTCGCAACCTACTTGTAATTCCTCGCCCGTCTTCACATTTTCAACGACATAGGCATTCTTGCACCAATGACCGCAAAAGTCACATTTACCATAGTCTGCTCCGTGCGCAGGGTTCTTAAAAATAAGCTCCTTGGTTGGGTCGGCAGGAGTGAAAGCATCGTCCTTATATGTAGCAAGGAGTCTCCAACCGCTCTGCTCTGGTATGTCTATCGTAAGGTCACACACCTCATGGAAAACCTCGATTCTCTGTCCTCCAATTCCTTCTTCATTGATTACTGGATGATAAAACAACTTCTCATAAGGTTTACCTAAGGAGTAAGCGAAGTCCTTTACATTCTTACGTGTCTTGTCAGCAAACTTCTTGAATGCGTCAACTGACTCTGAAGGAATAAACGTCTTTATTGTACTCATCACTCTTATGTTTTAGTCTAATAAACAATTCTTTCTTATCTTCACTTCAATTTCATCCATTGTATAGACTTTGTTGTCTGTAGAAATAATAAATGTACCATCTTCTTGTGGAAGAAATGAGTATAGGTAATTATAATAGTATGTAACAGAAAGTTTTGGGTACTTATCAGGATAAGTAAACTTTATCTCTAGAGTGATGTAGCCATCTGTCTGTTTTACCAATACCATGAGCTTTTGCAAGAGCTCATAGCATTTATTATAAGCTATTTCGTAATCTTTAAATCGTTTCATTGTCGTATCTCCTATAATTTAATCAAGTTTTGAAACCAAGTAATCAAGCTCCTCCTCGCTGAGTGCAATCTTATTCTTGCGCTTAATCTTAATGGTGTTATCCATTCCGATTTTCTTCATTGCAACATTGAGTGAATTGCCACCCTGTGCTTCCGTTACCAGAATATCCTCAACGAAGTCAAGCATATCTTGGTCGTGAGCTTTCTGCTCTTTATGTAACTTCTTTTCAAGCTCTTCTGCCTTCTTGGTAAATGAGCAACCCATTTCGACAGCGAAATCATCGTGAATATTCTGTATCATCTGCTCGATATCGGTTGAGCTAAAAAACTGATTGAAGTATGTATCACCTCTTTTGTCGCCCATCAGAGCCATAAGATGCTTAATTTCTTCTTGCTTTGTCATCATTGTCGTATCTCCTATAATTTAATATTAAACCTATTTATTAATTATCTACACCGCAAAATTAATAATTTCCTTTGAAACTACCAAATTTTCTCTGCGTTTTTATTAATATTTTAATAGCTTTTAATATACCGATATGTAAATTAAGGTTATTTTAATATAAATATTGCAATATAAATATATAGTAACCGAATTTTTGCTATCTTTGCATTCAGAACCAAATCAGACGATTTATGATACAGATTTATGACGCATCACCAAAGGAGTTGGCGGCAATGGCTCAACGCTACCTCCATGATGGAATACCAAGCAGAGCCACGTATTGCTACGAGCGGCTGATATACCTCGGTTGTTTGCGAAGAACGGGGTATCTTCGCCTTGCCTTAGTATATACCAAGCAAGGAAAAGATAACGCCGCAGAGCGTGTTTTAAATAGGTATCGTGCAATTTATAAATATTAATAGGAGATACGAAATATGAAGAAGCTTTTATTTATCGGAGCTATGCTATTCTTTACAATGCAAACATACGCACAAGAGTGGTCGAGTACTTTACACAAGGCAGATGAACTAAAAGGAACGAAAGAGTATGTATCGTTTATGTATGAGGACGAAGAAAAGAATTCATTTATCTTCTGGTCTCATTATAAGAGTGATTTTAGAATCATTTGCAATGGAGGTATTTTTGATTACGATAAGAATAACTCCTTTGTGGCTACATTTGGATATTATGATAAGAACGGGCAATTAAAAAAGAAACAGAAGATAACAATGTTCTTGGAGAGTGGAAATCCTAAAACGGCATCACCAGGAATATTTAAAAAAGGTGATGTTGTTAAATATTTAAAAGAGGGTCGTGGATATATAAGGGTTCTCGCAAAACAATTTGAGCGAGTAGCTTTATGGGAAATGAAAATCCCTTGTATGGATAAATAGAGATGAAAGAGATAGACCGCATTAACGTACACCCATTAAAAGAAATTTTTGATGGAGAGGCTTCTGGCTTCACCCCTTGGCTTACAAAGAATATTGGTGTGCTGGCTGAAAAGCTTGGTATCAATATATCAGAGGCAGAGAAAGAGCATAAGCTGGAGACAATGAAAGTTGATATTATAGCCAAGGCAGGTGATGATGGCGAGAAAAGCATAATCATAGAAAACCAGTTCGGCGATAGTGATTCAGACCATCTTGGAAAGGTGATAACGTATGCCGCTCATCATCATGCCGACTATGCTGTATGGATAGTTGAGAAAGCGAGAGCGGAGCATATCAGTGCCATTCAAATGCTAAATGACTCAACCATACAATGTAACTTCTTTCTTGTGGAGGTTACGGCTGTAAGTATTGGCGATTCAAAACCTGCACTTCTATTTGATATTGTATGTCAACCACCTTATGAAAAGAATGAAGCTTCGCCGAAGTCAAATACAGAGCAAAGGCTGATTGATTTCTGGACGGCATTCAATGAATATGCAAGCAAGAATGGGGCGAATTTCCAAAAGATGCCACAGAGCTATCACTGGATGAATATATCAACAGGAACGACAAAGGTACATTATGACCTTTTCATCCGCAAAGGTTCTGTATCTGTCCGTTTATTGCTTGATGGTTCTGATAAGGCTGAGAATAAGAAGCATTACAGAATAATAGAAAAGGATAAGGATTCTATCAATGAGGCATTCGGCAAGCCGCTCCTTCAGTGGAATATAGCAGAGGATAATAAAACAAGCGTTATCTTTGCGACAAACTATGAAAGAGGCGGTTATGAGCAAGATGATTGGAAGCCTATCTTTGCCTGGTTGCTTGAAGCTTACAAGAAACTATCAAAGATATTCAAGCCATATATAGAAAAGATAAAGAGTGAGGTATAACCGCCCCACTCTTTTCTTGTATATTACTTTGGCGTGCCTAAGTAATCGTTAAATTGCCTCACGACCTTCAATCACATTCAGATAGATATTGCCGCCCAAGATACCACTGAATGCCATTACGGCGTTGCCCATACTCTTAGCGAAGGTCTCCGCTTCCTTTGAATCCTCGATACCCTCGTTTGCGAAGAATGTAAGAGTCTTCTCCTGAATGGCGATAATCTCCTTCAAGAGGGTGATGCACCGCACGGTCTTATCACTAACTGAATACTGAACTGAATTATCTTTATTCTCCATGATTACTTTCTCCTTATAAATTAATTATTAAACTGATTATTTGCGCTTTGAACTGCTTTCTCACCGTTTATCTCGGCGATAGCTGTCTTTACATTAAAATCATTATTGTAAAGAGCAAGAATAAAACGCTTGCCACGTTGATTCCATACAAGATTTACTTTTGTGCCCGTAGAACCATCACCCTTGATATAAATCTGAATTAATAAAGTTTAATAGCTTTCTTGCTAAGAATCAGCAATTTATTTCTTTACCTTGATAAACTTATTATACTTATCTGTGATTAGCTGTCGTTCCTCTACCAGATTATCTACCTGTATAGTATGCTGATGAACAGCCCAATCATAATCAGCTTTGTTGTTTTCTTTGAATGCCTTGTCGGTTCTCTGTAACATCAAATCATCGTAGCCTTTTTTCTTCTCATTAAATGTGTCCATAACTGCCTGGGCGAAAGAATCAGTAAATGCTTTCTGTTCCTTCGCTGGCATATCATAGAGGTTCTTGTATGTGTCCATAACCTTATTGGCTTCGTCCATTGTACTGACTTTTCCGCTAAGAGAACTCTGTGTTCTGTTCTGCGCAGCATTATTACTGCTTATGGTGCGAGTACCACCGCTTGACTTGCTCATATTCTTTATATTTTAAATTGTTATTTTGTGCAAAGATAATCAATTCTCCTATTACTTACAATAGAACCAATATATGCTGTGTAAACTTTTAGAAGGGAGCAGCAGCCGAGACCGCCGCCCCCAAGAGATACAACATATATTAAGATGAAATGATAATCAGTTTTTGACAATCAAACACAGGAACGGCGACTGCTGTATGATTCCATATTTCAAATTCCATAGAATTGAGGCATTCTTCAACAGTTATCGCAGATAGTTTCTTCTTTGTATATTTAGAGTAAACATCTCCATACGAAATCAGCCTACGCATATCTTTTTTATCCATACCCTACGCTCCTTTCTTGAATCTTTTCGCACCATCCTTGAGCTCGCAGAAGCCATCCTCCTCTCGCAAATTATAAAGAGCTTGCGTTTCTTCGGGCATACTATAAAAAGCCGAAATACGAGCCTTCTTTGCGTTGATAGGATTATAGATAGTCCTTGTTATATCAGACCATACAGCAAGAATCTTCTTATCTTTTTCGATATTATCACGGAATTTCTCTGCTTCATCGTGCATGATGTCGTACAGACAATTATCCGCTTGCGTGAATGCCATCTTAGCACGATGATTCTCGTAGCTTGGAGCAATATCAACTCCATACTCCCTTTCTGTAATCTCCATAACGTGTTTATGAGTATCATTAATCTGCTGTACGAGATTCTGAATGGTGATAGCATAAGAACAGAGATAAGGGTTATACTTGCATTTAAGATTGCGAAGCTTATCTTCAATCATCTTACGCAACTTCTCAACCTTATCCTTAATCAAATCCCACAGATAAGTAGAATATTCATTATAGTAATCCTCATCCATGTGTCGCTCATACAACTTCATCGTGTTACGGACGGATTTCTGACAATCGGTAAAGTGCTTTTTAAGATTGAACTTAAACACCTTCTTCTTATCAAAAACCTCCTTAGAAATAAGAAGGAAGTTATCTGCCAAGATAAACTCCATATAGCAGCTTTGGCAGAGGGTAGAATAAGCGTAATCAAGGGCTTTCTGAATCTGCTCGTTATCAATGCCGCTCGGCACATAGACAACGGCTTTATAGCCCGAGACGTCCGTTTCTACATATCTTCCTTTATCTATATTGCAATCATTGTGATTGCCTAATAAAACAGGTGTTCCCATACTCTACTCCTCCTTATCTCCATTACCTTGAATGAGGCAAGCAAATACGCCTACGCTCATAATAACCGCCATAAAAATAACAAATCCCATACCTTATCCCTCCTTCTCTTTTAAGAACCGCACAAGGCTGTTGTAATTCTGACTAAAGCAGTTGAGAACCTTAATTTGCTCACTACGTGCCAAATCCTCGAACTGTACCACTTTATCATTTTTATCCTTTATAGTCATACCGCAAAGGTCGCCACCGAGTTCAAGTGTGATTGTTAGACTAATATCTTTCTTACTCATAATAAAGCTATTTTTTAAATTTACGATAATGATAATATTTTTTGTATTTATGGCGCACAGAAGAGTACTTTTGAAGATTTTTATCATATTCCTCACGAGGATAAGAGAATGCGCCTTCAGAAAGAGCTATACGCTCAAAATCGGCATACTTCTTATCATATCCAAGAAGCTCAACCAAATCCTTCGGATAACACCATGCAATCTGTAGTTTCTGTGGTTCATCTTTCTCTGGCGGAAACCTTATTGAACCTATATCCTGGTAACGTTTTGCATCAGGCATTCTCATATCCTCAATATAAGGTTGTAACTCACCACTTCTTACGTCTCTGAAAAAGACAAAGATAGCATTACTACCACAAGGCTCAGTAACAGGGTGGAGTATCTTATCAATACGTTCTTTCTGTTCTTTCTGATTTTGTTTATAGCCTTTCTTGTACCCTCGAATAAAAGCCTCCGAACATACTTTAAGCAAACCATCTGGGCAAATATGATGATTGCATTGCCCACAATGACGTTCATTGCCGTTAGCTATTTTAGCTTTATCTTCTAAACTTAATCTCTTTGTCATATTATTACAGATTAATTATTAATATTCCATTATCAAGCAATACGCATCCCATAACGAACAGAATCATCAAGAATGCCGTGATGCATAACCTTTCACTAAGAGTGATAACACCTTCTATCTTTCCGCTTATCGCCCCAACAGCGGTAACGCTGCTGAATGCGGTAACTATTGCGCCTATAACGATTAATATTTCTCCTGTTCCCATTTTTCAACCTTCCATTCTTCTGTAATATCCATCTGTTCACGATATTCCTTTACCGCATTGGTAAAATAAGGAGAGATATTCAAATCCTTAACGAAAGAAGTAATGGTCTCCGTCTGATGATAATTATCACCTTGTACCCATCCATCATCCTCTTTAACGAAGCAGAAAACGGCAAAACAAGATTTCTGTTCGCCCGTTTCATTATCCCATATCTGTTGCCTTCTTGCACAGAACTTCATTGTTCGTTCGTTATTGAATAACTCATAGCCATCACCCGTGCGTTGAGCAAAGGGAACTTCACCCTTTGCTTCTATGATAAACTTCTTTTCTTTAATCTCTTCCATAGTCATTATGTGTTAGAAACTACTGAATAGCTTTCGTCTTTGCCGTAAACCACATTTACGTTGAGAAGATTGTTAAGCCTGAATCCCATAGTCCAACTGAACCAAAGATACCCTAGTTTCTCGGCAACCTTGATAGCTGTGTCGGCATATTTCTTGGCATCACCTTTAAAAGGCTCTGAGCCGTAATAAGAATAACCATTATCAAAGACCATTTTGAACACCTGCCCCTCTGGCAATTCATACTTACAGAAATCATCATAAGGAAGAATATTTCCATCTACCTCAAAGCAAATCTGCTTATAATCAAGGAAGGAGATAAACCCTTTATCATTGATAGTAAGATTACTTCGTTTAAGAGTATCTAACACATCTTTCTCCTCTTCTTTATTAAGAATGCGATAATTAGTAAAGATAATCTTACAGCTCGCTTTTTGTGGTACGTTATCAACGATTGCAATAAGCGGAATAAAGCTGCTAAAAGAGCCAGATAAAGCTATTCCCTGTTCTCTTAAAAAACGCTCACCATCGCACTTATTAAGATACACGATAGCTAAAGGAAACTCCTTTCTGAACGCTACATATAAATTCTTAAATTCTACGAACATAAGCCTACGTTTTAATACATGTCGTTCTCACTAAAACCATTGATGAAGATTGTCTTCTTATCGTGGTCTATCTCCATATCCTGAGCGCAAGCCCAATTCAAGCATTTATTCAGCTCATCATCGAAAGTCCCCATAAACGAACCGCCAGGTCGCCAAATCTTGCGCATACCCTCACGTTTGAGCTCTCTGCCACCGCAAGCACCTTTCCAAGCGAAGCCAGCCAACCAATGAACCTTGTAATCTGGGTGATTGGCTACTTCTTTTCTTACATCTTCATTGCTACACAAACCAAATTTTACCACATTTCCCATTGTATTGTATCTCCTATATTTATGGGCAGCTATTACGCTGCCCGATTAATAACTAAAATCCTTCTTTCATTAATTCGATGCCGTGCTTCACACCTTCAAGGTAATGAACCGCATCGCTAGCATTTCCTATATTTTTGATAGGATTCTCACCTACGAGGATGAGCCACCCGTCTGAATGTAACTCAGCTGTGACTATTACCTTACCATAAGCAGCATTAATCTGCTTGACAAGATTCTCAACACCTTTTGTACTAACTGCTACTGCCATAATTGTATCTCCTATATTTAAACGTTAATTATTTCTTCTTCATACATTCCTTCACTGCGTATTGGCTTTTAAGAAGGCATTGTGTGGCATTCAAGCCTTTCAAAGGAATGAATACCTCTACGATAGCATTCCAACGTCCTCTAAACGTACCCGAACCTTTTGCGTTGGCGATAAAAGAATCAATATCTGATTCACTAACCAAAGCACCTGAGTACTTGGTGATAACCTCACCTGTGAATTTATTGATAATTGTAATCATTGTCGTATCTCCTATAATTTAAATATTAAACCTATTTATTAATTATTTACACCGCAAAATTAATAATTTCTTTTGATACTACCAAATTTCCCCAGTGTTTTTATTATTATTTTAATAGAAATTAATATTAAACCAAGAAAATCTGATATTTTTACACAGAAAACTTATCTTTTATCCATTTTTCGATGGTTAAGATAAACTCATCCAATGAGCGGCAAATGCTGTACTGAAAGCCTAACCGCTCAACATCAGACTGAAATTTGGCTTGCAAATCAGATTGATATCCGCTCTTCGTTTTAACTTCCACAAATAGGACATTTCCTTTTGCTATAATAATAAGGTCGGAGAAGCCAGCCAAAACACCCTCACCTTTCATTATCTTTGCTTCAAGCGCACTTCGTTGTCCTCCGTTAGGGATGGCAGCAATGATGTAATGGGGATATCGCAAGCGAAACCACTTCACCATCTGAACCTGAATCTGCGATTCAATATGCCGTGGTTTGCTTCTGCCTTTCTTCTGGCTCTCCTTCTTTAAAAGCTCATCATACTTCATTATCATACATCTTTATTCCAAATCTTTTTAAGATAAAACTCTATCATTTCCTCACAATGCCTTCTTTCATAAAGATAAGCATTACAATCAATCTTCTTTTTACAGAGGTCAACATCGTTCTTTGCTAAGAGGTATCTGTAATAGATTAAGGTTTTTAAATCCTCAGTCCTTTTACAAGCCTTTTCAAGCTTCTTTTTAGTTTCATTCAGCTCTTTATTCTTTTTTGTAATGCGAAAAATCTCTTTCTGTAAGCGATGGACGAATATCCACATAGCGATAAAAGGCAAGAACAATATCGCCGCCGACCAACCATCTTTGACCGCACTACTGATACAACATCCCAACAAAAAGAATGCACATAGCAGCTCAGTATGAGAGCCACACCAAGATAAAATCTTCTTCATATTGATATATTATTTATCAGTTTCTAATTTTGATACCTCGCTATTGAAGTACTTACGCATACCTTCGTAAATCTTCAACTGACGAGAAAGTTCTTTGTTTTTTCTGAGAAGCTCATCACGCTCGGCAACGACCTTCTTATAATCATCATTATTCAATTCATTGATAGCTTTTTTGAATTGATTGATAACGTTATTACAGAGCACAAGTTTATTACTCTGCTCTTTCACCTTATTCTGTAAACGGCAAAGCTTGATTTGCATCTGTGAGTAATTTTGTAGTACTCGCAATACCACTCTCTCATAAGGAACATCATTATTGTACTTTGTTTCTTTCATTCTTATTCTCCTTCCTTCTTTTTAGCATTTTCAAATATAGGATATTTCGCTATCTGAGTGATAGCGACTTCTTCGGCATCACGCTGCTCCTTGGTCTTCATCCATTGCAAGCAAGGACGGCGTTCAGACATAGTAAGAGACGTTATCAGTCCTAACATCTCGTCAAAACCAAGTTCACCGCTACTTTTATCGCCTTGAAAGACCTCGAAGTAGCCATTATTATACTGTTTAATAATTACATCTTCCATATTATAGATATTTTTTAGCCTTATCGTAGATGCTGAAAAGATATAATCAAGGTAAAGCTACTTCACCTCTTCTGTATCTCTCCCAAAACTCTTTATCGTACCTAACTCCTTTTTTGAACCGATGTCCGATAGTGTTACCTTTTTCGAATCTACAGCCGTAGTTGTTACCTTTCTTGAAAGAAAACCTTTTGCTACTTGCTTTAGAAACGATATTCGCTATCTTTATAGTTGCTAATTTCTTAGAGTAAAGCCATCTTTTATTTTTTCTCAATCCAAGAGAGCGGGCTTTGTTTTTAACCTGCCTTATTTTACAACAGAACTCTTCGGCAACTTCCTCGTTTGTGTGAAAAGGAAAGTATTCTTTGAATCTTCGTTCTTCATCTTCACTCCAATACCGATAACTACCACGATAACGAATATCTCCGAATTTAGCAACAAATCTTGGTGATGCCGTTTTTGCTCCTTTCTCCTTTAATCGCCGTCGGACAGTCTCATAAGGAATTTCTACTTTCTTGCTAATTTCACGAATTGTAAGACCTTGTATATACAGAGCTAATAATCCATCATCTATAGAATGGGGATATTTCAGCACACAACAGCCTTTATTTTCTATTCCCATACCAGAGTTTTTAATTGTTCGATATTCTGATAAGAGATTTTGCATTTCTTATTCTCGTAGCAACCATCTTTAGCAAGGGCGTTCCACAGAGCATTAAGACAGATGCCAATCTTCTCTTTATCGTACTTCAAATAAATCTCTGGGCAGGTACGGAAAGGCTCAGGCTTTTTATCTTTCAGTTGAACCACAACGATTCTCTTTGCCCTTGTTGGTCTATTACTCAATTCTATCATTTATTCACCTCACTTTCTATCTGCTTCTGTGATTCAAGGATAAGCAAGTCAAGTACCTTACTAATAACATTCGGATTCTTTATGCTGTAATCACCGATATTAGTAAGGAGTTTCACCTCAACGACCATTCCGTTATTTCGCAGCAGTTTATATTGAGTATTCAACTCTTTAATTTTATCCAACTTATCCATATAAACACTATTTGCTATTATACGCAAGCATATACAGCCTACGATGCTCTTTATGAGCATTATACCAAGCTTTGGCTCTTTCGATGCAAGCTTCACGATGCTTCTTATAGTAGGTCTTGCCGTATTTGCTTCTGCGCATTTTACGTTCAACTTCTGTCATAGTTACTTAGTAGAGCGGAAGGAGATACTATAAAATAGACCTCCATCCGTAATTATATATTTCACAGCTTAAAAATCATCAGAACGGCAAGCGGAGTACCCTTCGGGATAATGAGATTACGGGAGCGTGAACCGAAGTTTGTCTGCTCCTGTATCATTGTTTCATCATTGATAGAGAGTACGAGTCTTACTTCTTCTTCCTCCCCTACTTGCGTTGAAATCACATCGGAATGCTGTAAGCGATAATCAGATTCAGTAGGAAGACCATAGATTGCATTGGCTGTAATTGGAACAATCAAGCCACGATAACCCTCTCTGAGAGTAATACCCATATTTACAGGGATTCGTCCTTTACGGGTTCCAATATCAGTAGGAGCGTAGATAATGAACGAACCATTATCGTCAATAGGGAAAGGAACTCCATCCTCTATTCCAAAAGGAAGTTCATACTCTTCCTTATTTTCCTCAACTTGCTCCTCACTTTGCTGTTGAGCCGTATTTTCTTGGCTCTGCTGAGCGTTCTCGTTCTCCATAGGCATATTATTGCCATCCAAATTCAAAGGCTGTTCTGCGCCATTTTTCTTAGGTCTTGCCATAATTTACTCCTCCTTCTTTTCCCCGTTAGACTTCTGTTCCTTCTCCTCCTTTGTCTTATGCTCGAAGACATCGTAAACATTGGTTTTGCTGAGACCGATGATTTCGTAGTCTATCATGGTCTTCCCCATCACCTCATCAATGTTACTGATTGCTCGGTGCATAGACTTTGCTTGCACGAGATAAGACACGTTGCTACGCTTCTCCTTATTGGTCTTATCATCAAAGGAAATGAATTGCAATTTCGCCTTGTACCAGCAATCATCATCCTTATCAGAGAAGAATACCTCTCTGTATGAAGCCTCTTGCATCGACTTAACCTTAAACTCGCCGCTAATATAAGCAGCCATTTCTTCTGTGATTGCGCTCTCACCTTCCGTGAAGGATAAGGCATCAATCGCATACTTTTCGGTTACAGATTTCTCTGAACCATCTTCTTGGGTCTTTTGGTAGCGGATTCCTACCTCAAACCAATTACTCGTTCTACTTCTCATATTTCTAATAATCTAAAACTAACTTAAATCCTATATCTAAGAAAGCCCTTATACTAAAAGGGCAAATCGTTCAAATCCTGCGCATGTGCAAAAGGAGCATCGCAAGTAGATGCTCCATTCTGAGCTTCAAAGTTTGCAGGTCTCAAGCCACCTAGAATAGGCATCGCCTTCTTCTCCTCATCTGTCATTTTCTCACGAACCTCTTTAGGTAACGACTGCTTAATCATGTGAGTTTCCTCATACTTAGGGTTCTTCAACGCCCAAGCGGTAAGGTCGAGATAAGCTGCCTTCGGACGATTATTTTCATCCGTACTAATGAAGATATTATTCTCTTCAATAGGGATAACCAAGCAACGAAGCACTTCGGTTCGCCCTGGTATTTGCATAACGCCAGCTCTTTTGAGCTTCAGCAAGTTTAATTTTCCGTTATAATCTGTCATATTGTATAAATTTAAAAAACATAGCCCCAAGAGAGGGAATCGAACCCTCGCCAACCTCCGCTTATTAAGAGCTGCTTATTACGGAGTATCTTCGCATACATTCTTTAACGCAGTAGAATAAATGAACTTATATATATTCACCTCTTTCCTTTAGGGTTTGATAAGAATATCGGTATCACTACCATACAGCCCACGCACACCCGTACGATTGGTTTTCCTTGGGATAAAAAGCCCTACCGCCGTAGGGCAAAAAATAATAACCATAATTAATATTTATCTAACTAACAATTGACATAACTGATTACCTCACGGCAATATATATCAGAACCTAAATTTAACTTTTCTAAAAGAAAGAGCCGACACCTCACGGCGGCTTAAAGGCTCTTATTATCGACTTTTTCTATATTCAATCTTATATGTAGTTATGCGTTTGGAATCAATGTATTCTGAATGAAGCTACTCATTGCCAAGTTTTGTGAAAGAATCATTGGCTGGTCGAGCTGAGTTGACTTATACATATCGGTAGCCGCATTGTACAAATCCCAAGCGGTAACAATATTGCGCTCGTAGTAGGTAATCATCATTTTCTCGGTCAAGCGACCAATCTGTGCTTGATTGAGAGGAATGACCTGAGGGTTGCGAATGCCTTTGTATTTCGTTTCAGCAGCAACACGGAGCGAGGTCAGCATACCGATGATGGTAAACATCTCATGTGCCTTAATCTCACGATTCTTCATACGCTCAATCATTTCATCATTGGCATCAATGATACCTCTTAGATTAGCGAGCCAAGCATCAGCACGTTGAAGAAGCTCATCGAGCTTGAAAGCTCCTCTTTTGCTATTGATGTCTGAGTAGGTAGCAGCGTAATGTTCAGCACTAAGCATACATTGATTGTGACAGATAACTACGTTTCTACCGATACCTAACTGAATACCCTTCTGATGAAATGATATCGCCATATTGGTTGTAATCTCATCATTACCATCACCCTTATCGAAGTCACGCAAGCGAATATTACAGAATACTCGGCGAAGGATATGAGCCTCTACAGCTCTATCACCCATCAAAGCTTCCTTCTCATGCAAACGGGTAACACCTGGAGTATTGCGGTCTTTGTTATTCGCCGCAAAGAGGTCGTAAATCTCAGCCTTATAACCGTGCTTCTCGCACAAGTCTTCCACCTGATGAATGAGGTCAAAATGATAGATGCCCTTCAAAGGCTTTCCGTACACATCATTCTCTTTCTCGGTGCGTTCAAGCTGTTCGATTGTCAGAATCTGTACCTTGGATGTCTCAAAATCCAAGAACTGATTCATATTATCACTCTTCAACTCTGGCTGCTTTGCAACCGCTACCTCTGCTACCTTTGGCTGTGCCATCAAATTCATTGCCATTGTGTTCATTGTTGTATCTCCTATTTTTAATACGTTAAACAAAATAATTATTACTATATATCAATAGTTCGTTAAAATTTGAGAT